TAATTTGATTAATTCCTTCTATTGCTAAATTAATTATATTTTTTATTTGTGGAGCAAGAATATTGCCTATTCCTTTAGCTAGCATTTCTATGCCGTCCATTAATGTACTAAATTTGCCGTTAAGTGTATCGCTTTGCGCAATAGCGCCATTTGCGTATTTACCTCCAGCATTAGTTAATCTTATTATTGCAACTTCAACAGCTTCTGCGCTTATACGCCCTTTTTGTAATGCTTCTTGTAGTTTTTGCCCTGATAACCCGTACATCTTTTGCAGTTCTTTTTGCAATGCAACGCCGCGTTCTTGGAACTGCAACAGCTCCTCGCCTTGCAGTCGACCTTTAGCTTGCACCTGTCCGTAGGCGGTAACTAACCCTTGCAACTCAGCGCCTGTAGCGCCAGAAACATCAGCTAAGCGCCTTGTAGTCTCAACTACCTTGTCGCCTTCAACTCCAAATGCTTGCAAGCGTTTAGCTGCATCAATTAATTCGCTAGATGTAAATGGCGTAACAGCGCCAAGTTGCTGCAATTCTTGAATAATTTGTTTCGCTTTTGTTGCGCTACCTGTAAGAACTTCTAAACTGCGTGTTTGGCTTTCAAGCTCAGCAGTTTTGGCAAATGCAAATTTAACGGCTTGCATCGCACCAAATGCAATAGCTAATTTGCCAACCGTTTTAAGTAGACCAGATACGGCATTATCAGTCGCTACTGCGCCTTGCTGCACTGCACGTAGCTGTTGCTGTGCGCCACTGCTGTCAACATTAATGGCAACATTAGCAACAACCGACATAGCTCTCCTAGTGCCTACGTTTCATTCTACGCTCTTAATGCTAGATTGGGTTGCCCCAGCGGATGACAGTCCCTGAGGCGTGATCAACTCAACCACCTGAGCCGATGCGTAATTGTAAATCATTGCCGCCCGCAAAAGATCTGCGGGAAGCATTCCAGTACAGTCCCGAAACGGGAGAAATATTAAACAAGTTTAGGCGCGGCAAGGTTATGGCTGGCGCCATTGCAGGGTTTAAGCGCAAAGATGGTTACATTCAGATTTTTTTTAATTACAAAAGATATTTGGCCCACAGAATTGCATGGAAAATGCACACAGGCAAAGAGCCCCCTGTGCATATAGATCACATTAATAGAGATCCATCTGATAACAGATGGTGTAATTTAAGGGAATCTGATCCTTGGTTAAATCAAGGCAACCGCGCTTCAGGCCGAGGCAATAATTTGCCCGGAACAAAAAGGAATGGAAAGCGTTGGCGTGCAAAATGCGTTGAAGGTCATCTCGGTCAATTTGACACAGAAAAAGAAGCCCACGATGCTTATGTTAAATGGCATATTTTATATTTTGGCAGGCATTCTATCTACGCGACCGGCGCATAGATTTTTCTTGCTCGTCACTGCGCAGGTCATAAAAAGCTGACCAGAGCAACAACTCTTCTAGTGTTACCTCTTGATTCAACTTAGCTAAAGAATAGCCAAGCTCATGCGCCACGTTTAGCTGCAACAATAAAAGGTTATCTTTTTTTAGCTCAGCCTTCAGTGCTTTTCATATCAGTTTCTTCTTCCTCTGGGTTAGTGATTACTGCCAGCATTAATGATTGCAGGTCAGCATCACGCACCTCATTTTTTAGCTCTGCAATTTCACCGGCTGTAAATAAACGACGACCTGTATCATCAACGGCTTTTGACACTAACAGGTTTAATGCAAAGCCATTGGTATCTTCACCACCAGGCATCTTTTGCGCCCGTTCGCGTTCTGCCATTGTAAGCGGTGCTGAGTAAAACTCAAACACCGTGCCATCGCTTAACTTAACACTGCGTTTTGCCGGTGTTAGGTTTGCTGCTTTCTTGAGGCGTGATAATGCAGAAGTTGTTGCAGATGCCATTAGTTATCAAACAGTGGTACTAAAGTCAAACGATGGAGTGCCAGTAGGACGGAAAGTGATTTCTACCATCTGGGCATCATCTGGGTTGATGTTAAGCGTTGCGCTAAGCAGCACAGCATCCATAGCAATGCTGCGGCTAAGTGCTTCGGTTGAACCTTTATCAGTGTACAACTTAAACGCTGCGCCTACTTGCTGACGCTGTAACACGTCTTCTACCATCCTGTTCGATAATGCGCTATCTTCACTGGTTACAAATACAGATGCACTGCCGTTGCCGTCAGCAAAGCCTGGGATGTACGCCTTAAATGGTGCATACTGCCCAACAGCTTGGCCGATGGTGGTAACGTCAATTTCAGCGCGGCTGATCTCAAAACTCCAGTTTTGCACTTGGCCTACAGCGGCATAATCGGCGTAATAAACCTCAAATTCGTTAGGTGCGGCAATAGTGCCATCATCAGTGATAGCAAGAATAGTGCCGCCCGCAGTTGTTGATACGGTCAATACACCCGTAGCAGCAACGTAACTCAATACAAAATAAGTAGTGGCTGAGCTGATTGGCGCTGGCAGTGTGCCGGAACCAGCCGCGCCAGTTTGGCTGTTTACAATGCGGAATTTAACTGGATCGCCTACTTTGAAATTTAGGTAAGCCTTGGTCGTAATCTCGTCGTTAGCAACGCTGACGTTGGTCTCGCCAAAATCACCAATGGTACCAGCGGGCTTGTAGTAAAGAGCACCGGAAGTGCCGGAAAGGACGGTAACAGCCATTGATTTAGCAGATGATTGGCTTGTTTTAGTATAGCGTCAATCCAAGTAAGCTTCAAAAGTTGCGGTTAGCTGTGTTTGGAAATATGGTTCAGGTGATGCAGGCGTTACAACTGCTGGCCCTGATGCGGCATCAAATATAATGCTTGAGAACTTAGCCCGATCAAATAAATCCTTGATGCGTTCAGCAATGGTGTAGTTCGCTGCTGCGCCAACACCAACGGGCGTGAATACATTTACTACAAGCACACCGTTTTGGCGGTTGAACCCTACACCGCCTGTAGGTAGCAGCGTTGCATAAGCATTATCGCCAAACCGTATCGATACTTGCAGCCACGGTGAATTACCTGGTGGCGTAAATGGTACGTTTTGATAGCTGACCGGATACACAGGCGCAACTGCCATTTCAGTAGCAATACGGCCTTCAATCGCAGCGCGGACGTTGTTGTAGGTGCTGCTCATGACTCCCTGCCGATACGGTCGGCAGCTATCCGCACTCTGCCTTGCACGTCTTTAGCGATGCCTTGAATCCAGCCTGGCGCTGTCTGCTTGCTGCTGCCATTAGCAAGCGATTCCGCATATGGCAGGTTGTTGTGCACGCTATAGACGTTGCCAATACGTTCTTGCTGATAATTCATCTTGCGTAATGGGAACATCGGGGCTGCTGGTGCACTTGTCTTGTCGCGACCAGGATTGCTTGGTGATTGTTGTGGGCCAGCATCGTATGTGCCTGCTGAATTTTCGCCTACCTGCCAGCTAGCGCGAAATCTGCCAGTATCAACTGGGCTTGCTTGTTTCAGTAAACTATCAGTTTCTAATACTGCTGCACGTAACAGCTTCTCCATCTGGTTATTGGCATAATCACCAATATCTTCAATGCGGATAATTCGTGCCATTATGCCCTCAGAATCAGTTCATAGGTTATCGCTGTATTATCTTGCTCAGTTGTCGCAACGCTAATTATTTGGTGCACTACTGATGCAATTAGCACTTTATCCGCTGGTGTTGGTGCATTTGCAACATCTGCTGCGGCAATCGTTAACCGCTTATCACCAGCTTGGATTAAATCATTCACCTCACGCAAATTAACGTCTTCCAGTACACCGCGCACTGCGGTATCAGCAGCAGTTTCGGCTGCGGTGCCAGTAGCAGGGTCATAGGCGCCCATCGTGATACGGCGGATGGTCGCAACGCCGCCAAACTTAGCCATCAGCTTGCTGGCAACTTTCCGTAGCGGGCTGGAAAGGCTCATATCTTATACGCAATGCAAGCGCCATTGTTAAGCTGGATGCTTGTAAATACACCACGTAATTCATAGCCAGCCGGGAACGACTCACCGTTTAACGTATTGCCAGTCATGTTAGTGCTAATAATTGTATTAACGTGAGTGTTTTCAAAAAAATCAATATGGTTAAATCTACCAGTGTGCGCAGCCGTGTCAGTAATAACCTCACCGCCGAGCGTGTAGTCAACATCGCCGCCCTGGTGGCCTTTGAAGCTCATATCTTGTACGCGATAACGGTGCCGCTAGTTAATGTGATGCTGGTGAATACGCCACACATCTCGCAGGATGCCTT